AACTTAGTACCGAAGATAGCTTGTCCTGGTGCACCACCCTGACGACGAAATACCTTGCCTGGATACACAGATAGGTCTTGACCAGGTACTAGGTTGGTTTCATCTACTTCAATTATAAGGTTACCAGATAATGCAGCATTGTCAATAGCCATACGCATAAAGCCATTCATTAATGTCTGTGTATCGTCCATATTTTCAGCGATACCTACACCAAAGAAGCTGTATGGATTGTGCTCATAAGGTACTGCATAGTAAGGAATACGTGCAGGCTTGAATGGGTTTAGTACCATACGTAGTACTTCACCGTTACAAACCCATACGTTAGCGTTTACTTCGTCTAGATCTTTAAGCTCTGAAGGTACTTTAACACCGTGCTCTTCTAGCATATCGGTGTCAATGAAACCCCAGAACTCTAGTACTTCCCAACGCTCTGACTCCGCTTGGGTGTCATTATCTTCCATAGACTGTTCCCAGTACTTCTGTATATAGTTAGGGCCACGGTCTACAGCCATGTCAATAGCGTCATCCATAAAGTATGGACGGTTCTTTAGTGAACGTAGTTGAGTACGAGACATCTTGTGACGCTCAATAGTATACTCTGCATCTGACATAGATGTAGCTTCTGGATCTGGGTAGAAGTTCCAAACAGATACGTGGTTACATTCAGGTACAGTCTTGATTAGCGGATCATACTCACCATCGTCATTCCAGTTAGGATACTCTTTGTCTACAGCGAATGGACCCTTCATTACGCCTGTACCCAGTAGAGCCATCTCAAACGCCATAGAGCGTAGATGCACAGATGCACCTGACTCTTGTAGCTGATCGTGAATCTTCTTTTCCATCTTCTTAGCTGCAATCATAGCAGGGTGGAAAGTGACAGTAGAATTAGTAGTGCCGCTACCCTCTATGATCTTCTCAGATACAGGCTCTAGCTTTTCTTTAAGAGGTCCTAAACGATCCTTAAGGTCTGCTAGTGTCTCACCAGGGCGTAGCTCTGTTTCTGGCCCAAGTAGATAAGGTGTTGGTGCAGTGTCACGAGTAGCTCCTGCTAGAGCGTCCCCTGCTTGCTCTGCGTTAGGATCAAGATTAATGTGAACAGATTCTGAGACGCCATCAGGTAAAACAGAAGGATTAACAGATAAAGGGAATTTATTGTTACCAAACAGTACGTCAACAATCTGTCCGTATGCTGCTAGGGTCTTAGTCTTAGTGACTTTAACGAATACACGTGACTTCTCTGTGTCCGTAAACTGCATGTCTGGACCATACAAACCACGATAGTTGCGGTATGCACGTAGCCAACGCTGTTCATCACCCAACCGTGCGTCTTCTGCACGAGTAAAGCGATCCTCTACAAAACTAACTACGCTAGACTTTTGCGTAAAGATGCTATCGTCACTGCTCTCTGCCGCTACGACTTCATCTGTTTCAAACATTTCTTCTTGTTCTGCCATCTTTTAGTATCCAAACGTTGGGTCTGCGGCTTGAAAGCCTGTTCGTTGTGCAGCAGGATCATAATCCCATATGCTTCTGCTACGTGGGCGAGTCATGATACCATAACGCAAAGCGTCATATAGGTGGTCCTCTGCGTTAGTATCTACATCCTCTGGGTTTCTTTTATCTAGAGGGATACTAGGGATCTGTGCAATAGTGTGTGTGCAGTTAGACATAAACACTAGGCGAGGCTTTTCAGTAAACTCATCTACTTGTAAACGCCTATGTATTTCGTTCTTACCTGCGACACGTGAGCCTCTTGACCGATCAGAGGGCCTCCAGCGACAGCCTTTAGCGTTCATCTGTTCTGCCAAGCTAGGCCCAGTGTCACCACGGTTATGCCATAAAGAGGAGTCGAGCACACCGTATCTCATACCACCGTCATGCTTTTCTACGTCTAGGATCATGTCGGCTAAATCTGATGCTATAACCTTAGAGACATACATCTCACGGTATACAATAAGTTGTTCGTCAGGTGATACAGCAAACCATAACACGCCTGTGTAAGATCCATATCCATAGTCACATGCACGGAACTTAGTCCACGACGCTGGAATATCAAAAGGATCAACTACGTGTACATTCCTGTCAAACTCAGGGAACGCTGCACCTTCGTTAATATCCCAATTACCTTCAAGTAACTGCTTACGCTGATGCTCTGGAAGAGACAAAAGCATAGCTTCGTAGTCACCTGCCTCGGCAAGATAGGGGTTATCAAATAAACTAGCGGGGATAAATCTGCGTTTAAATAGAGGTTGGCCTTCTTTACTGTGGCCCTTGGGGTATGTAATAGTCTCCCCGCTATCTAAATGCGTTGCCCAGAAGGGCTTACCTGCGGGTGCAGGATCAATAAACATCTTCTTAACCCATGAGTGTCCAGAACCACCAGGGTTGGTTGTAGCACGCATATACAAACCTAAATCTTTTGCATGGGCACTACGTAGACGTGACCTCATATAATCCCAAGCATAAGGTGAAGACCATTGTGTAAGTTCGTCGAAACCGATCCAATTAAATGCCTGCCCTTGGTAGCGAGTAACGTCTGTATCTTTATCCAGATAGGACATCCATAAGCGTCCACCTCTTGGGCTGATCCATTGAGACTTACGCTCTGACCACTTAATTCCTGGGACTGCACGTGGGTATAACTCCTGAGACTTCTGTATTAGTTCACGTAGTTCTTCCGTGGTATGTCGAACAAGTAGCCCACTAAAGTTAGGGTCATTCAGTCCGTGTAGCGGGTCAGCTAGCATAGCATATGACTTACCGCCACCTGCCGCACCACCATAAAGTACTTCCCGTTCTGACGCACTTAGAAAGAACGTCTGGGGGCCGGGGTTTGGCTTGAACACTACTTCCTGTGCTGCATCCACGTCGAACTCAGGGGCTTTGACTTGTGCAGGTACAGTCTGTGGTTCAGGGGTAGCGACTGTTTCAGCTGTCTTTGCCGATCTCTGAGTATGCCCCGACCCCTTGGGTTTCGAGTTTCTCGATTTCCGCAAGGGTTTCTTCGAGCCACTTGGCAAGCTTGCGCTTAATTCTAGCTGCGTTCTTACGTCTTTGCTCAATCTTGATTCTCTTCTGTAAGCCTTGGTTAGAGATATAGCGACCTGTTTCTTTGGTAAGCCACTGTGCTACGGCTCTGTAACTATACTGCTTAAGATGACGCTTTGCAAGCTCTAATGCTTCAAGTTCCGACTCAATAGGTAATAATAGTCTAGGGCTCTCTGGATCTACCTCATAGCCAAACGGTACAGTATTTGTAAGTTTGACTATTGGGTGCCACTTCTTGTTATGTGTTTTAGGGGGTAATGGTAATTCCCAGAACCCCAAGTCTCTTGTTGGTATTATTCGTTTGACCCTTCTTTTGGAGGTAAGTAAAAGATACCCCCACCAGAAGAGGAGACATCCACTTTGTCTACTTTACCAAGTCCTGCACGATCAAGCAAGTCTTTTGCTGCAGCCATCTTCTCTTTAATACCTAATTCAGTAGGATCATTCAAAGCACCAGACATAGACATAGCAGCTTTAGGTGCGATACGTGCAAAGTATGTACGTGTTCTTTCAGCAATCTCGTCTTTGAGAGCCTCTACAATCATAGTAGTACTCGACTCAGGAGCATACCCAGCCAGTTTCTTAGCAGCAACAACATCTCCACCTGCCTCGTCAAACAAGACATCTAGAAACTTCTGTTGTTTCTCTGTTAGATTTTTAGCCATAAAGTTGTCCTCTTTTTAGAGCTTGCTAATAGTTGTACATATAAAACAGTTAATTGCAAGCTTTATTTACCGAAACACAAACGGTAGATATCACCACGTGAGATACCTAAGTCATGTAATTCACGATCTGACATACGATTTAGGATAACGTAGTCTGCACGTTTTTGTTGGTATTCCATAAAAGCTTCTAGTTTGTTTTTTAGCCAAGTTTTCATTTTCTTATACTCCATAAGTTATGCTGCATTGCAGCTTACGGAATATAGTTATATATACTTGGTAGCGCTAAACCATTGCTAATACGGAATACCTGCTAT